GTATGGGCAATAATGTTTTCGTCTGACGGATTGCTTGCCATATTTCGCATGGATGAATCAAGCAATTTGCGTTTAGTTTCTTCAATTTTTGCTTGAGTTTCAGTGCCAGTAAAACCTAAATTTTTACTTTTAATTGATTGTTCTTCAAGGTCAAAACCAAGTTTAGGATCAATTCTTTTAATTTGCGCCAAATAATCAGCAGCAGCGGGGTCAAGCGCACCTAGTCGATTAGTTACATCGGCCTTACGCCGATAGTCCTCCATCTTCATTCGATTGAGTTGGTTTGCGGCTTCACCCTGTTCCAATTGCTGCATCTGCGCGTACTGGGCAAACGGATCAACAGGCGCTTTAAATTGAGCGCCTTGGGCAATGAGTGCGTTTAAATCAGCCATTATTTAGCCCTACCTATTGAGTAATTAGTATCTATTGGGGCGCTATAGTAACTTGGAAGTCCACTACCACCGCCACGTTGACTAGCCAAATATTTGTCAAAGTTTTGCTGGTTTTGGTACGCACTTGCCATAGTACCCAGTGCATTGTTCAAAGTGTTACCCACACCTAATTGGCCTGCTGCTTGGGCTTGCCCACCCTGTACCATTAGGTTGCCAGCGTTTGTACCATACTGACCAGCATTAGCCGCAGCACCAGCCGCAGCCGCTTGACCTGATGACATTAAGCTGCCAAGGGGTGCAAGTTGGTTTGTTCGGTTGGTTTGGTAACGGTTGTATGCGTTGCCGTACTCTTGCGATCCCATGTCTTGACCATATCGAGTAGCGGCCTTGAGTGCGCCACCAGAGATCAAACCACCACGAGCAGCAGCTTGACGGTCAAGGGCTTTTTGCCCTTCGGACAATCGGAATGCGTAGCCGGGGTCTGCTTGAAAGTCAGACATTCCAAAGTCTTGGGCGTACTTACCATATCCAGCAGCGCCAGTGTTTCCACCTAACCCCAAGAGTTCCATCAATCGGTTTTGACCAGTTACACCAGCCTCACGATAAGGCGCAGACATCCGCTGCTGCTCGTCAAACATTTGTTTTTGGAGTAGTGCTGCACGGTTTGCGGCATCGGCTTGGGTATTAGCGGCATCTCTAGCACCACTCGCTGCCATACCGCCCCCGATAATGGAAGCCCCCGCTGTTATTCCCGTTACTGGATCAGGCATTTTCAAACTCCTCAAAAGCGTAAAATTCGCGTATTTCGCGTGATACTTTTCTCATGTGGTCATACCCACCCAACAAGAACGCAGTGGCAATGTGTATTTCAATTCCAAAATTTCGGATATGAAATGCAAGGTTTCGCAAGCGCTTTTCCTCACTCTTACACATTTCATTGGCATCATGAAACCCGTTAATTGCAGCCATGATTAGGGGCTGATAGTAACTGTATTTTGCCATAAACCAAGGATTTGCGGGAAGTGCAAACATTAACGAGGTAAACACCCGATTCACATGATCGTCTGGTATTTGGACATCCTTGTCAATCAAATCGTCCCACAGTTCAACCGCATCAAAGAATCGGTTGATAAAGTCAATGGCATCGGCATTTCCCAAGAACCAGCGTTTCTTGTTTTCTTGATTGGCTACTTGCCATTCCTGAGACATGACGGGCATCAGATTATTCCAAAAGCAGGTTGTTGTTGGATGCAGCTTGCATGATGACCCAGTTTGTGCCATCAGACAGCATTGTCGCCCAGTTTCCCACAACATTTAAAAGAATTGCCGTTCCAGCCGAAGTGCTGTCAATTGGCACAACATTACTTGAAGCTGACACCAAAAGCTGCGGTTGCATATTCTTAAATGTAACTTGCCGCCCAGTGTAAGCCGATGGTGCTGGCAAAGTAACAGTGCAAGTCGAACCTGACTTGTTGTTGATTACCCAAGATTCAGTGACCGCTAAAGTGAAGTCCGCAGTTTTTGTAACTGGGGCTGAAATTGTTGAAATTCCCCATGACGGCGCATTATTGGGGCCATTGGTGGTAAGCACCTGACCCGCAGTTCCGGGGTGAAGTTTTGCCAATGTCGTTGTGGTGTTGGCATACAGTAAGTCGCCCACCAAGTAAGACGAGATGCCAGTGCCGCCATTGATAGCGGCGGTAACGCCAGTCCCATCGCCAGTAATCACATATTGGTTATAAAAAAACCGATACCACTCCCGTGACATTAACCCTGACCGCTGATCAATCAGCGGAACACGGGGGGCCGTGATTTGGGTGACATTAGGCGTTGTAGCCATTATGCGTTGGTCGGACTAATTATTACTTCAGCACCCATGATGACCGCCTTAACTGGGTCAGTCTGCGATATTTCGTAAACACGGTCACGCAGCTTGAGGGTCATGCCAAGCCTGCGCCAAAAGACTCGGCGGTAATACTCACCGATCTTGCCCATTTTGCTGAGATGCTCGTTGGACCATGTGTGACCACCATCGTCAGAAAAGCGCAGCATGATCTCAGGGTCGCTGCCTTGGCCCGTGACCAAGCCAGTACCTGACTCGCAATCGAGTTGGAGGCTGTGCTGCGCCGTGCGCTTGAGGTTATTTGCACCTGTTGGCAATGCTCTCCATGACCGCAGCCACTTCTGAATGCCGCCATTGTCAGCATAGACCTCAAGGTCAAGGGTATAGATATTGCCGTTTTCATAGTCACCGACTACCGTGTTGCCGCCAAAGTTACATTGGCAGTTGCTGCGGTGACGAGTAAATTCACCAAGGGCAGTGTTCCAGCCAGCACGTTCATGCCATGCTTGGGTGGACACATCGTAGACCCAAGTGGCATCACCAGTAGGGAATGTCAGCACATAGAAGGCGTGACCCTCTTGCTGGTAGGTGTAGGCCACAGCGTCTGAGAGGTTGCCGTACTGGGCAATGGCGTATTCAATAGCATGGGTAGAAACCCTAACACCCGTGTAGCCGTTGGCGCGGTAAACGATTCCTTGTCCACGGGCATCCGTGCCAAGCCAAAATAGGGCATTGTCCAGCTTTGCGATGGAGAATGCAGCTACACATCCAATTTCGTTAAAAGCCCCTTGGATGCGCGTTAAGGGGAAGTCAGCCAATCCAGCGTCATACCAGACTTCAATTGAATCAGTGCCAAATAGCCACGCCTCGCGGTGGTCTACATTGATGGCAACCAAGCCGTCTGGTGAGCCTTCAGCAGACGCAAAGTCAAGGGGGTCAACCGAACTACCATCAAGCAATTCAGTCACCCACACCTTTTGGGAATTGGGTTCGTTATAGACAAAGTACCCATCCAAGTAACCTACGGTCACAGCACCTGTAAAGTCAGGATCGGTGATCTTGGCAAACACATTGGTGACTTCGTTGTAAATAAACCCGTCAGGATTGCAAGCCAAGAACATCTGTGTGCCATTGTCAGCAATCGACACTGGGCCAGTCCCAGTCACATCGCCCAATTTAGTGGGTGTAGCGGTCAATCCAGTGACTTTGTAAAACTCAGTACCACTGACGACATAGAAGTCGCTGCCGTTGGTCTGGTGCGCCCATAGCGCCCGAATTGGGCCAGTACCTATGGTTTGCTGAAACTTTAAGCCCGGTGTACGGTTAAAGAATCCCGCAGTCTTACCCCCATCGGCAGTAGCCTCTGGGAAAAGATTGACAAGTCGGTTATCCGCAGCATTGACACTGCGTGCGACATAAGACGCGCCCAGAATCGGTGTTTGCATTAGTAGTTACCCGCATAGACGTTGAAGCGTTGACGAGTTGCTATGAGAGAGTAAGGCATAGACATGATGTCATCAGGGTTGTTGATGCGTTTCAAGTTGCGCTTGCTGGTCATGGCAATACGAGTGACTTGGGGGCTGGGTTCGACACCAAACTCAGGTGCAATCTCCATTGCCAAGTTGTAGACAAACGCACGCAGGTAACCCGGTGGGAATGTCAGATCAGTTGTCAATACGGCAGGGTTGCTTAATTCATCAACCGAAACAAAGTGCCACTCCAAGTCCCTTGTGGGCTTTGGGTACACCGTCATCGTAGCGTCAGGGTAGGTCATGTTGACAAAAATGACCTGTGGGTAGGTTGACGTTACAGTCTTAACTGCAATGCCATCGTACTGTTGCTGATTGATAAACTTGATGCCAAAAGACACATTTGTGCCGGGGTCACGGTAGTAAGTAGCATCGTCAAACAAGACTGGGCGGTTGCCAGAAAAGTTACCACTTGGGCCAAGTGTGCGAGTGATTTCTCCCGCAGGCCATGTGAAGATTTGATCTTGGGTGCTGAATACAGACAAACGCTCGGTATTCCACGAGTCAATCATCTGGTTTAGCGCAGTCAGTCCATCTTGCGATGTCGCTGCGGATGGCGTTTCACCTTCGGCAAGCACGCCGAGCAGCCGAAGCGCCCGATTGATTTGATCGCCAGCGGTGGTTGCCATAATT